GGCCCCTTGCGGGGCCCTGGGCGCTACAGTGCAAGTTGGTAACCTTCCCTGGTTACCATATGGGTGAGTACACCCATGAGACCAGAGGCTTTGCCGGCCTCAGAGAGGAGGTATGTGGGAACCAAAACAAGGGTTATACCCTATAATGGTCCCTACCTGGGCGAGTTGAAGTCTGTGACTTTCAACGACCTCAGGCCCACTGATCCTCCGACCTATTATAGGACGGATTGGACCAGTGCGCTTCTTCCTCTACGAGGGTATCAGATTACTGATACTTTCTCTCATCCTGAGTGGCGCGACCATATTCAGGGTCGCTTCACTGGGGACATTGGTGGACCCTTTAGCTCTACTAAGCAATACGCTTCCTGTGATGTACAGGGGCCTATTTCGCTTAGAGGGCAACTAGGGACTGGTGCTAACCATACGAACGTGACCGTAGATGAGTATCTAGGTCCCGTTCTACCGCTAGCACCGACATTCTTCAATAGCAATGTCAGTTGGCCGAGCTTTATTAGTTCGTCCGATTCCAAGCTTAATCAGCTTGGTACTGACGCTATTGCGAGATGTTCACCAGTGAATCCCTCCGTCGACCTAGCAACCTCGGCTGGGGAACTTGTTTCCGAGGGTCTTCCAAAGACCATCGGTGGAACACTCGGCGCTTTGCGCGGAATGTCCAATCGGCAGCGCCGTAAGGCACTTGCTGATGAGTTCCTCAACTACGAGTTTGGTTGGGTGCCTTTTGTCAGTGACCTCCAGCAACTGTATTCAACAGTTAAAAAGGTGAATCCTATTTTGGATTCACTGGAGGACAACTCTGGCAAATTGGTCAGACGGCGGTATGAGTTCCGGCCCACTATAGAGATTACGCCTCAGTTGTGGCGTAATGGTGTTTCGCCTTACTACTCACCGAGTAGTAATGCTCTCACCGATCCTCTTAAGTGGAATCAGGGTCAGGTCTACCGCGAAGAACTTAAAGCGGTACGTCAGTGGTTCAGTGGTGCCTTCACATATTATGTGCCGCCCCGGGACGGAAGTCTCAGGACGGATATGGCACGTGCTGTGCTCAAAGGGCGTAAGCTCTTTGGGCTTTCGCTGACGCCAGATGTTATCTGGAACCTGTCTCCTTGGAGCTGGCTTGTAGACTGGTTCAGTAATGCCGATTCGGTTTTGACGAATTGGACAAACTGGGCACTCTACAACCAGGTGTTGTGGTATGGTTATATCATGGAACATAGTGTCCATGCATATCGCTATACCTTTACTGGTCAGGCTGCTTTTAAGCAGCCGGTCAGTATCCCGACATTGACGATGGTTTCCGAAAGGAAACTTCGCCGTCAGGCAACACCGTATGGTTTCGGTTTTTCTTGGAATAGTCTTTCGGCTATCCAGAAGACCATCCTAGCGGCTCTTGGTATTACCAAGAGTCACTGAGGAACGACCACAGTAGCGTATAAACGCCAATGGGGGTCTAACCGGGCCCCTAGGAGTGATGCTTATGTCGTTCGCCGATCCGCAGTCGATCACCATCTCGAGTACCACTACGCCACTCCCACGTGTGAACGTGGAGGGTGACAGGAGTGAATACGCGAGCGCTGATGGTCTCATCGTGCTGTCCGCCGACCATAACCTGGCCAAGCGGTACCGCCGAGTGCTGCGTCTCGACCTCTCGAAGCTGACGACCGATCCGTTCAAGCCCGTCGAAAACGTGAAGGTCTCAATGAGCACCTATCTGGTGTTCGACCTTCCGCCGGCGGGCTATACGAACGCGGACGCCTTGGCGGCTTTCGTGGGGTTTAACGCCCTCATGACCGCCTCTTCGAACACGATCGTCACCAAGCTGTTGGCGGGCGAGAACTAGGTTCTCGCTTGCCATACGGTAAGGGATGATCGTGGGATCAGAAGACAATGGACACGATGAAGTGTTTCGCGATAAGCGTCACACCTCTCGTCGTGTCAGGGATTCTCGGGGCTTTCCGGCCCCGGGACGTCGTAAGACGGACTATGATCCACGTGTAACCTTTTCCAAGAAATTCTTGGCGGCTACCGTGGCCATGGTCAACCTTGTCTACCTGGTCGTGGAAGCAGTTATCGGACATAATGTTTGTCCGTAAACTGCAAGCGAACGAGACTCGCGTTGTGACTCGTATGGATCGAGAAGGGGAAACCCTTATCGCCATGCATGTCACTGTTTACTTCGGTAAATCACCGAGTGAACACGAGCATATCAGGATCCAAAACCTTTTCTTCGCTCTTTCGGAGCTTAGAAAGGCCACAGATCCTGGTCCGCTCGCACGCTAGTCTTGGTTGACGACAGAGCTAGGGAATGCCACCTTCCAACCAAGGAGGGGACATTGAAAAGCCTGACGTCACTCTGGTCCTGCGTAGCTAATGAAATGGCTACGCGATGTTGCACTAGCGCCACTCGCGACATAAAAACTGTCGTGAGTCGGACTGAACACGAGGGGCTATCGTTTCTTGCGATATCCCTGGCGGACTTTGGCAAAGCTACCCAAAAGTGGCTTGACCAAGGTTTCGTCGTCCCTTCGGACGTTCCTTCTTTTAAGAAGGATCGTCTTACTGGTCTCCCCGTATTTCTACGAGGTTTCCTTGGACGTGTGTTCGATCCTTGTAGTGGAACGCTATTGCATGAACCTGACATCGAAGCAATTTTTGCTATCCGTCAGCTAACGCTGATGTTTAGTAAAATCGCTCTCCCTCAGGAACCCCTTTCGGGGGGCTCCACGCGGGTTGTAAGCCCGCGTCGTGAGAGACGTGCGATGTTGGATTTCTTGCAATGTGAGCAGGATGTTCGTTCTAGCGACTCCCTCCTGGATCCTTCTTATATGGAGGATTTCAAGAGGATGGGCGCTATGCTTTTTGGTGACCTTTTCGCTAAATTGGACAGAGATGTCCACTTTATGCGTTTGGTCCCGAAGCATGGTCCAGGCGCTGTCGCTGACAAGCTTAGCTCTAATGCTAAGTGGAATCAGCGAACCTGGACCAGTAGACTACAGCGGCTTTTGCCTGCTGAGTCATTCCTTATTCCTAATCTTTCTTACAAGAAGGATTTGGAAGAGGATTTGAACATCCTCGAGCCCGGTTCGGAGATACCCGTTAGGGTTATCACCGTTCCTAAGACGCTCAAAACACCAAGAATTATTGCAATTGAACCTACTGCTATGCAATATGCACAGCAGTCGATCCTTGCATGTTTCTTGTCTGCGGTGAAAGAGGATAGTTTCCTCTCCCGCGTGCTCGGATTTGATGACCAGGACCCTAATCGGGAAATGGCCAGAAGAGGTTCGCACAGCGGCGACCTCGCCACACTAGATCTTAGTGAGGCATCCGATCGTGTTTCGAATCAGCATGTACGAGCCCTACTCGCCGACTACCCAGAATTGCTCTGGGCTGTCGATGCTTGTAGGTCCCGGAAGGCTGATGTACCTGGTCATGGCGTTATTCGCCTTGCCAAGTACGCCTCTATGGGCTCAGCTCTCTGCTTTCCCTTTGAAGCTATGGTCTTCTTGACCCTTATCTTCTTGGGAATAGAAAGGGAGCTTAGTGCTCCGCTTTCTCGGTCACAGCTTATCAGGCTGTTTTCCGAGCAGGTGCGCGTCTTTGGTGACGATTTGATCGTCCCCAGAGACTATGTGCTGTCCGTTGTTAACGAACTCGGTGTTTTTGGACACCGGGTTAACGTTAGCAAGTCTTACTGGACCGGAAGGTTCCGTGAGTCTTGCGGACGAGAGTATTACGATGGCCATGACGTTAGTATCGTCAAGGTTCGCGCAGTACTCCCGACACAACGGCAGGATGCGAGCGGAGTAATCTCCGCTGTCAGCCTCCGCAACCAATTCTATTGGAATGGGTTGTGGAAGGCGGCCGCGTGGATGGATTCCTATCTGGTTGGTGTAATAAAACACTTTCCAAATGTGGCTCCAACCTCTCCGCTGCTAGGGCGGGAGTCGGTGCTGGGTTATCAATTCCAGCGCCTTCATCCTAATCTCCACAGCCCCCTAACTAAGGGCTATTACGTGGAGGCCAAGGCTCCTCGAGATTTTCTCGAAGGGCCGGGCGCCCTGCTCAAGTGCCTATTGCGGCACCCTGTCGCGGTCTTCGGTCTTAAAAAGCCGAAGGCGGCAGCGACGTCGGGGTGTTCCGACATCGTGATTGCGAGTCATGATGAAGAGCACTTGGAGCGTTCTGGACGCCCCGAGCACGTCAACATCAAGCTCGGGTGGAGGTCTCCCTTTTAGGAGGGAGTCTGGGGCTTGGCCCCTTGGGGGATATTCGATATCTCCAACCTCCATTCCGGACCAGCTATTAGGCTAGTCCAGGAGTGGTTGAGCCGGTAACCAACCCGGCAGGTGGG